GTCAACAAAAGCCTGTTTATAGTGCATATACTCAGACCTATGCTTATGTAACATTTGTTGGCGGAAATAAGAGCATTCAAAATTATGAGATGTTCGCCAGTCAAAGTGTGCAATTTCAAATACGTTACAGGCAGGACTTAAGCGAAAATATGAGAGTGAAATATAACAGCAGGTATTACGACATTTTAAATATCAAACCAGTGGGTTGGCGTGATAGCCTCCTGATTACAGCAGAATTACAACAATAACTGATAATATATGTCATCAATTGAGATAAAAAATATTAGAGAATTTCAGCAGTTGCTTGATGACCTTAATGTTAACATCAAAAAGCAAGTAATGAAGAAAGGGTATAAAGAGGCTGCACAACCTCTTATTACTCAAACTAAGGTCAATATAGGTGACAAAGAACGAATTAAAAAAAGTCTGGGTGTAAGGTATATTCAACAAGACAACACTGCAAAAATCGGCTTTTTTACTGCTAAAAAGAAAGCGGGTTTCATGGCAAGTTGGTTTGAGGAAGGCACAAAAGACAGACAATATTATCAGAACTATAAAAAGAATTTGAAATTAGTTAAAGGATATGGAAGAAAAAGACTTTCAAGTAAGGGTTACAAAGTACATAAAACAGGTGCTTTAAAGGCAGAACATTTTTTTAGCAGAGCACTGGAAGCAACCGAAAAGCAGGTATTTGACAATCTCTATAATACATTTATAGGGGTTTTCGATAAAATAGTGGCTAAACATCAAAAAATGAAATAACTATATATAAATAAAATAATTATGAGTCTATCAATAGGAAAGTACGTTTATCATAAACTAAGTGGAGTAACGGCAGTTGTTAACCCCCTGATTGTACCAAGTGGCAGCACGGAATTTATAGTTTTTAAACGCAAAAATGAAGTGCCTGAGTACTGTAATGACGGGCTTGTTGATAACAGTACATCAGTTCAAATTGATATAGTCAGCAGCGATTATTTACGAGCAATTAATATGGCTGAACAAGTACGCTTGATATTGGAGTGTCATAAAGAAACCTATAAAAACATAGTTATTCAAAATTGTATCTTATTGCCAAATAATGATGAAAGCACAGACGGAGAACTGTATGTTCAAACTTTAGTCTTTGAATTTGTGACTAACTAAAAAATTAAGCAGAGTATTTATAAGAAAAAATAACAAGACACATAATATATTAAAAAAATGGCAAGTCAAACAACTAATATAAGGGGCAATAACTGGATGATATTCCTGTCAACAGGAAGCACGGCAACTGCAAAACCTTTTGCCTATGCAACAAATGCAAAACTTTCAAGTAACGGTAAAACTTATGACAGAAGTTCAAAAGACAGCGGTAACTGGGATGAAATACTCCCGGGTAAGAAAAATTGGAGTTTCACAACTGACACTTTTATGAATTATGGAACAACTGGCGCAACCCTGACAACTTCAACACTCATTAAATATTACCTGAATGATACATTATTGTATATGACAGCAGGACAAAGTACAGGTTCATCACCAAGTTGGACGGCAACAGGAGAAAAATACAAAGGTAGGGGATACATTACCGCAACTGATTTAGGCGCAGGTAATGACGAAAATGCAACAGTAACTTATACATTCACTGGCGATGGTGAATTAACACAAGCAACATCATAAGGTTTTTATTTGATTATTTTTTATTGAAAAGGCGGCTATGGGGGCCGCTTTTTTCGTCTTTTCTCTTTTGGCAGTGTATTTATAGAAAATAACGAGTATCAAATTTAAAAATCTATGCTATTAGAAAAGGAAATTAAATTCAACGGCAGCCCGTATAAAATAAAGATGTGTAACGGTGTTATAGAAATCTTTGAAAGCCTTACTGATAAGAATATACATAGAGAACTGGCTAAGGGCAAAGAAAGCACGCTGTTAGTATATGTTTATTCACTATTGAAGTTCAATAATCAGGCTTTCAATTACACTTATGAGGAATTCAGGGATTTATGTGACGAAAATGACGGTTTTATCAACGAATATCAACGGGAAATATTTGACGTATATATTGACTACAAAGCAAAACGCACCCCTGATGCAGAAAAAAAGACAAAAAAAAAGTAAAGCAAAACCCCGATGAAAAGATTGACATAATTAAATATATGTCAGTTATCATCTGTAATTCAAGTGTAACACCTGAGTACTTCAATAATTCAATGAATGAAGACGAATTAAATGCCGTTTTGCAAGAAATTGAAAATAAAATTAAAAATGAAAAAGAAGAATTGAGATTCAAGGCTTGGATAACTGCTGTAAGTGCAGGAGCAAAAAAACAAAACGGTGATAGTTTAGAATTACAGGACATTATGAGGTTCGAGTGGGATACTGTCTGTAATTATGTAGAAATCAGCCCCGAAGAACACCAGCAAATAGTAACGGACTTTGAAAAGTGGAGAGCAGAACAGCAGGATTAGTCCTGCTTTTTTTATAGTCAATCGAGTATTTATAAGTAATAACAGCAATTGACAATATTATCAAATGGCGAAATATGAATTAGCAACGATATTATCACTTAATGCCTTGGGTTTTGAGAAAGGTCTGGCAAAAGCAAAGAAAAGCACAGGAGATTTTCAGGCTTTTAGCAAAACAGCAGGTAATGCAATTACATCCGCACTGAGTTTTGCAGGTATTGCAGGAGCAGGCATACTGAGTTTTGAGGGCTTTAAAAAAGTACTGGAAAGCACGCAATTAACAGGTGATAAACTTGAAGAAAAAATAGCGGGCATCCAAGAGGTTGCAAACACCGTTGCACAGAACCTTGCAAATCTTGACTTCTCAGTAAGTCTTAAAAAGGCCAAAAAAGCGGCTGAAGAATATGCACAGGTACTTGATGATTTAACTGACAGGAAAAGGAGTGCGGATATTATAAGCGCAAAGAATCTTGAAGAGGTTGAAAAACTCAAAGGCACATTAACCAATGCAAACGCAAGTGAAAAAGATAGACTTGCAGCCAGTCAGCGTATAAAAGAAATTGCTAAGGAAGAACTTGACTTAAAGAAGCAAATAGCAGTAGAGGCACTTAAAGGTGTCAGGGACTTCCAAAGCGATAAATATGGCATTAGTGAAGAACAATCACAGGCATTGCTTGATTATGTGCAGAACTATAGCAAGTACAGTAAAGCCGAACAAGATGCACTGACGGAGGCAATGCAAGCACAAAAGCGACTTGATACATTCAGAAAAAACAATTCAGATGTACGAATGTATGACTATAAAAAAGATAATGAATTAGTTGATAATCTCACTGATGCAATTGCAAAAGTTAACCCTGAATTGCAGCAATATATAAGTCTTTGGAGGCCATTAAATGATTTAAGTGATGGACAACGTGATAATATTGCAAAAATCAGTATTGACTGGTATAACGCAAATACTGCAATACAAGGATATCTTAACAAGGCCGATAAAGTTGAAGATAAACTGGAAAAAATTAGCGAAAAAGACATAGCGAAGAACATAAGAGAAGCAACAGACGCAATAACTACATATAATGAGCAGATACACGTTGATTATAATGAGCCAGTTGTTGGTGGCACTAAAGGCCAGACTAAAGGCAGTACAACTGTTTTTGCTGATAGTAATAAATTAGGCAATGTAAAAGAACAAGCACAGGTATTTGGCGACAGTTGGACATCATCATTAAGCCGTGTAACAACATTTACTAACACTCTAAGTGATGCTTTTTCACAATTATTTAATACAATAGATAATGCTGCAAGTGACGGTAAAATAAGTTTTGTTGATGCCATGAAGATAATGGCAAGCACTGCACAAGGTCTTGCAATTGTTCTTGAAGGTCTGGCGGCAGCACAAATGATTAGCAGCCAATCAAGTAAGGGTTTAATCGGACTTGTAACAGCGGCAGCGGGTGTTGCATCATTGGTTGCAATGTTTGCAAGTTTTGTTTTTCCAAAAACCAGCGGTTTTGCCAGTGGTGGTGTCGTTGGCGGCACTTCATATACAGGCGACCACGTGCCAATTATGGCAAATAGTGGCGAATGGATTTTAAACCGACTTCAGCAACAACGAGTTTCAAAAATGGTTGCCAGTGGTAGTATACAAAAAATTGAAATTGTCGGAGAATGCCAAATAAGAAATGGAGACATTCACATTGCCTATAAAAAAAGAGATAATACATTAAATGCATTCTAATAATGGACGGTTACGGATTACGATATTTTGAGACATTAAAAAATAGATATAATGATAATATCATTGTAACTATTGAAAAGAAAGGTTATACAGGCATAACGACTGAAATAACTATTACTGATTTACTTATTAATGTTAATTATAAAGACTTTTTTACGCCTGCAATTGGTACGGGGTTAGAACTTTCGATTATTAATAATTTGCCTGATTGGTATCAACTTGAAGAACTACTAACCGCCTATAATAGAGAGTTCTATATAAAAATCCAGCAATCGGGAGCAAGTTATCAAACGGTAGTATTTGAGGGCTATATCCTTGCGAATAATAACGAACAGCAATTACAGAAAGACAGTACAATAAGTTTACAGGCAAGTAATCAAATTGCTCAACTCAGTGAGACAAATAATATAAAGTATCTCACTGAAGGCAATGGAATGCATCAATTAATATATTATTTGGCTGGTATACTCCAAAAAACGGGCTTAGTTTATGATTATTGGATAAACTGTAGTGTATATGAGACAAGTATGAATTACGGTAAATTATTCACTGAATTATATGTAAATAAGCACTTGTTTTGTGATGCAGAAGCAAATTATCAGGATTTACTAACGGTTTTAAATAAGATTCTCAAATCATTTAATCTGTTTGTATATGCGTTTAATCAACGCTGGTATATTGACAGAATTTTTGATAGTAGTTCACCCCGTACATACGTGCAATATGACAGTGAAGACATTGACGACTTTGCCTATTATATACATTCAGGTGTAACAGTTACAACGATTACCCATTTTACAGGCGGCACATTTAATAACAGCACTGATTTTCATTATGTAGGTGGAAATCCAACAATTCAATATCAGGCAGGATATAAAGAGATAGAGATAACAACAGAATATAATAATAATGCAAATAGCCTTAATGAAAGTTATTCAGGTGCAAGCAGTCATTATTACAATGGTCAAACACTGCCAGTAATCGGAAAATGGTATGTTGACAGCAACGGTTATATAATGGGCACAACTGGTAGCACTGTTCAATTTCATAACGGAGCAGAGGCTATGTTTAAAGGCTTGTATACTAATATAATCATATATAAAGATGATGATAACACTACATTTAATTTAAGTTATAAAAGAAGACTTACAGCAACTGAACTGGCATTATACAATAGCGGTGAACTGGCCGTTATGATATTCCAATTTAATATTATTGATTGGGCACACTCAGGAGGTGGCGAACAATTAGTATATGACGCTGATGGCGGTACGTGGAGCACTGCCAGCACAGACTTAGACGGAGGTAGTGCATATACTACATTCGATGTAAGTTATGATAATGAACGTAAGATATATTACTGTGAACTGAATTTAACGCCAGAAATTAAGCATTTAGACGGCAACGGCTGGCACTATTTGGAACTTAGAATATTAGGGGCAAAATCAGGGCGTTCGGGCGTTATTGGTTATAATTATGATTGGAATCCAACATATTTAGACTTAAAAGCAACACAAGATATTGCATTATATGATGATAGCACTTACACTGGTAGTATAAGTGATAATTATTACAGTAAACTAAGTGAAAGTATACAGTTATTCGATACCTCTAATTATTATACTACAAATGCACTTGAAATAAATAATACTGTGTATACGGGTGTTACGTCATATACGTCATCAAATTGGCAAGATGCACGCACAGTAAGTAAGGGGTTACGAAATTTGAGCCTGCAAAAACTCTATTTAGAGGCAGTTATGCAGCAATATAACAAACCCCGCAAGGTCTTGAAAGCCGATATAATTTATAAATATCCTTTGCAACCATTTTCAATAATTCGTGATAAAAACAATATACGTGATGACAAAATAATTGACTTGGTGCTAATGGGTTACGAATATGATGTATGTGCGTGCAAATACACAATTACTGCACAAGAGGTTGTTAGCGATGATGATTATATCATACCTGAATAGTATTTATTGATATGAGCAAAACAATTGACGTAAAATACGGAGTTAAAAAAAATAGTTGCGGTGGTGGCACTACAATTATTGGCGGTGGCAGCACAGGCACAGCATACATAGCAGGCCAGTACATCTGCATTAATGGCAGCAGTATAAGCGCAATTTCAGGCACTACAGTAGGTAGTCTGGCAACTGGTAACCACATACACAGTATTTATGCTACTGCATCAAATCTGACAGGTAGCACTTTAAGTGTGCCTGTTTGGTCAGGTAGTAGTTGTTGTTTTATGCCTTCACCAATAGCAGTAGTTGCAAATACTAAGTGTGTAACAATTGGAGGTGTCCCAACTGTTGCTGGTTATCATCTTACAACCTGTAATATATTTGGTTGCACTATTATGGGTAGTACATTTTATGCTAATACATATTATTCACGTTGTGCCTGTAATGGATGTAGCACAACTATTAGTGTATATCCAAATAAATGTCAAAGCATTAAATTCAATTCAATATATGGAGCAACACCAAGTACTTCACTTATCTTATGTAGTGGTGGAACTGCTCATTTCACCTGCTGTACTTATGCGCCAGCATTTTGCGGTAGTCAGTGTTTAAGTTCACCTGTAACCTGTACAACTTGTCTACAAGCACAAGGTGCACGCATTGTTGGAAATACTTGTATTGTCAGTGGTTGCCTGTGTATGGGTGAAGGCAATATTTATACACAAAATCTCAAAGTCTTCAATTCATTTAGCGCACCTACATTAAGCGCAACAACTTGCATTTATCTGCCTTCAAGCATCAGTGTGTCTTGTGGCAGTACAACTGGTCAAATAACGGCAAGTCAAGGCTATTTTACAATATTGGCTGATGGTGCACAGATGTGCTTAGATGCGCAGGGCGGTATATATGCTGCTACAACACTTTGTGGTGGCATTATTAAAGCCAGTTGTTTAACAGGTGCTACAGGTCAATTTACAGCACTTAAATTGCCTACAATAACTACAGGTTGTGCGCTTTGTTATAATGGTACTCAGGTTGTAGGTTATACGCCTTCAACTGGTGGTGGTGCGTGTATATGTGCCAGCACCTGTATTAGTTCACCACTTGGTAAATTAACCACAATCACAGGTACTACTGCTTGTTATAGTTGTTTTTGCGGGTGTGCCAGTGATAGTGCAAAACTGCAAGGGCAATCACCGCTGGCACTTACATTAACATCAGGGTGTTTAGTTTATTATAATGGCACAACGCTTATTTCATACACTGGCAGTACTGGTGGTGGTAGTGGTGTTAGTTATATGTGTTGCTTATGTGATGCCTGCATAAGCACGCCAACTTGTGGTCAAACACTTCAATATAATAGCACAAGCGGTAAATGGACAAATTCAACCACCCTTGACATCTGCAGCAATTTAACAAGTGGTAAAGTGCTCTACTGGAACGGCTCGACAATTTGTACTTGTACACCTACAGGTTATATACTTCCAGTGCAGGCATTATGCCTTGCAGCACCTGTTGATGGTTGTTCATATTATTTTGGGGCACAACCTGCAGCACCAAGTTTAACAGCAGGTCTTGCACGTATTTATGTACCAAAAGCTGGTGCAATTAAAACAGCACATATAAATACTTACGCTGGCACTGCTGGCACTGCTGAAGCATGGTGTGCGTATATTGTTTTAAATGGCAGTACCTGCACATTAATTCAATGTGTAGCAGCTTCAACTGCCAGTAGAACTTGGTGCAATACTGGTTTATCTATAAGTGTAGCACAAAATGATTATGTGCAAATAAAAATGATATCACCTGCTTGGAGCACCAACCCTGCAAATGTGTGCTTTAGTGGTGTAATTTATATAGAATAATTATGGCAATTTTAACATTAAATAATCAAGCACTTTCAATAGGTGGTCAAGTATTAGCAATGGGTGCTGATGCTTTTAAATATGTCAATATCTGTACACTTTCATCTTATGGTTGTGCAACTGATACTGAAACTTGTGCTTGTGGCTGTCTTTATCCAAATCTCGCACTAAATACTGGTGAATGTTATAGTGTTAGTTTGAATTGGAGGCTACAGAAAGACGTTACCACCAATTCACAAATAAGTTATGTGTGTGTAACCTGCAATGGTACTTGTATAAGGGGGTGCAGCATCAGTGGTACTGTTTCTAAAGTCTGCAGTGGTTGTTTTACCAGTTTTAATGTCACTTCAATCGACTGTATAAATATAATTAACTACGCAACATTTGGTATAACTGATTGTGGAATTGGCGCAAGTTCTTGTGTATGTATTAATTCAATTACTTCTGCCAGTGGTATATGCAAAGGCAGTTATATTGACCAAATTGTTATGACCTGTACGGGTGAAATTATGTAAATAACAGTATTTATATTTTATTTATCTTTAGAGGTAAATCTGTCTGTTATGAAAAAAATTATCACTTTAATCATTATTGGCTTGTTTTTGTATTCTTGCAATAATCAGCCAGTACAGAAGAATTCAACTGCAACAAATGTACCTGACACATCAGGCTATTATGCCGCCAGATGCATGAAAGGTATTGCTTCGTTCAGGCTTGGTGAAACGACTTATAAGCAAGCCATAAACAATATAAAAGAAGAAATTAGAAAGGATAGTCGAAAATCCGAAGAAACACATTATAAAGAGTTTCCAAAATATCAAGGGTATGACCCCAAGTTTTTAGATTTTAAGTATGATAAATATGGAAATATTGTAAGTCAATTCTATAGAGAAGATTTTGGCTATATCATAAAGGAAATTAAGTGTGATACGCTTAAAAGTAACTTGAAAAAAGATGCACTTGATGATGATATTTTTGGCTGCCCAAAGACTAAAGCAATAAAAATATTTCAATATTATATAGGTGATATAGAATTAATGAATTTTGAATTAAGATTTTATAATGATACTTTATATAAGATTAGTTGCGACCATGAAGACAAATTGGATGCAGGACTTAAAGAAAAATATGGAATAGGCAAGTCAATAAAAAAGAATGAATGGCAAACGCCATTAGGTATAAAAAGTGAAGCACCCCAAAATGAAGCGTTAAAAAAGAAATCCAAAATTTTGAAAATAGATGAAACAACAGTGTGGGAAAATCAAAGTATTATAGCAACATCAATAACTTATATGAAGTTTTTCTATAAAGATGGAAGTGACGACTTTTCAAATGCCATTAATAGTTCATATTTTAAAATGGAACTTAAAAATAAAGCGTTAATCGAAGTAATAGATAATTGTGAAAATCAAGCATCTAAGGCTAAACAAAGATTAGAATCAGAAAATAAAAAGAAAGAACTGGATTTGTTATGAATATTAATTTGATGCCATAGCCGAAACCATCAGAAAAGCCTAATAAAAAAAGTTAATTTGTTTAATACCCAAACAGCATGACCAATGAATCATTTAATATTTTTCTTCTCGACATTATTAATCATTGCCTTTATATATCATATACTACTTAAGCATTTTTTTGATAAGAGCAAAGATAAATTTGACAAGTGGGCAAAGTTTGCTTTTATATCATTTATCATATTTGTTGTCAACTGGTATGCTTTCGTGGGATTAGCGGAAATTGAAAACACATCTTTTGGATATGGATATCCGATAGGTGCAACTATTGGAATGCTGATATTGAGAGTTTTTTTTGATATGATTTTCGATATGCAGGATTATTTCACCTCAACGGAAGAAAAAGATTCTATTAAAAATCCTTTCCACTTTAAAGAATTTAAAAAGGTTGTTGAAGATGATGCAAAAAAAATTTCTATTTATCCAAGAATTACAATATGGAGAGTCCCAAGCCATGAATTAATATTTGATTCAAGTGATTTTGCAATAATTAATAAGACTTTCGGCACATTTAATGACATATCGCAATCATTTGCTGTTGGTGAAGAATTTAAATTTAAAGACACAACGTTAATAGCCGAAAAGGTGAAAGTTGATTTACTTTCTTTTTATGATGACTATGTGGGCGGTACATTAGGTGGAGGTCATACTAAGGTTTATGAAGGTCGGGACATACCTTATAACATTCAAGTTATCATTTGGGTAAAAGAAGATAAATAAAAAAGACACCCGACTTTTAAAGTAAAACATTTTCCAAAGTATTTATAGGTGTAAAATACTTGGAAAATTATGACACAATTTATACAGAAATGCACTGATTATTTACCCGTTGCAGGAGGCGCAACAGGAGCAGCAACGCAAGCAAAGATTCTTACTTATTTGCCAACAATAGAAACTGTTATTTCCTCAATCATTATAACAATCATTGGTGCTGTTGTTGGTTATCTTATTAAACTATTCCTTGACAGGGTTTTCAAAGAATTTAAAAAGCGCAACGAATTAAAGTAAGGTATAAGCAGACAGGTTGCAACACTGATTCTGAAATAAAAAAGGCGGTATTTTCACCGCCTCTAAATTATTTCGATTCTGTTTTCAAGATTCGCCAATAACTTTTTTAATTTAAGCGTCCGCTCATACAATAACATCAAGTTTTGTTCTTCGGTTAACCATTCTGGTGGAACTGAATTTGAATATTCCATAGCAACTTTTAAATCTGAAATATTAGCAATGATTATGCTTAATTCTGATTCCAATTCAGAAAATGATTGTTTTATTAATTCACGTGGTTCCATATTATTGGTCGCAAGTTTTACTTTTTGCTGCTGATACAAAATATGTATCTGTTACTTCAAAATTTGCATCAGTCATATTGTGAGATTGACATATAGGTATTATGTAAGAATTATCGTCTCCAATACCTACTTTTTTAACGTGGCCGCCAACTTCAACAGATTTATAACAACCTGATGCAACACAATATGATGGAATTGCAATACCATTGCTATTTTTTTTCCAATGGTCGAGCCAACTTCCACATTTGCAGGTTTTACCTGAAGTACCTTTAAGATTTTTTACTAAAGTCATAATAATATTATTTAAGGGGTTATTTCGCAGATTGACTGTACAAATGTTAAGAATTTGAAATAACAAAAGCAAAAAAAAAGGTGCTTTTGTTTAGCACCTTAAAAACGGTAATATGTTTCATTTATATTCCAACTCATGGACTTCATTATTAACCATTTTAATAATAATCTTTCGCTTGCCTTCAACCTTATGACCAACCCGAATTTCCTTTATTAATCTGTGTACAACAACGCTATCAATTACATTACTGTCTGCAGTATTAGTATTGTTTAAACTTAGTTCTGCCGCACGGTTTTCGAGTAATTGCAGCCTGTTTGTGGTTATTATCTCATTGAGTTTGTAAATGTTCTGCTCTAATGTCTCAATCTCGTCATCAATTGTAAAGACTTTCTTTTGCATTTGGTCTTTGCTGACTGTACCGTCTGCATACATTTCAACAAATTTTTCTCTTTTCTTCTGTAGTGCTTTTAACTGCTTTTCTGCTTGCAGTTTTTCACTTGTACTCCCTTCAATTTTTCTTGAAATGCTTTTGTTATCAAAGACCAAATTTTTATAATTCTTGTTTATAAAATCTTTAATAAACTCATCAAAATCAGACATTTTAATGTTTTCATTGCTGCAATATTTTCCGTATTTATTTTGATTGCACAAATATGTGTTTTTGTCGTGCATACCTCTATAATGTCTATTGCATTCGCCACAAACAATTATTTTGTTATCGAGCAGGTAACTGTATTTCTTTTTCAGATTGAAATCAGAATTAACTTGCTTGTGTTCACCTTTCTTTTTCTGAACTATATCAAAAGTACTATTGTCGATTATCTGCAGTTCTGGTTGTTCAAATTCTTGCCCCCTGAATGTTCTGATACCAATGTAAATTTTATTTATCAGTATATTCCTTATTGCACTGCGCCCCCAAACAGTTGAACTTGTGTTAAAATAGTCTTCAGAATTAGGCAGTTTAAGGCGTTTATTTTGACTTGCTAACTTAGTCGGTATGCCCTGACTATTAAGGTAATTTGCAATTCGAATTTCGCCCCAACCTTCAATAAATTTTAAATAAATATCTTTTACAACTTTGGCCTCAACAGGATTAACAACAATACGTTTATCAATAACGTCATATCCATAAATGCCACGGCCTCCGCCAGAAAAATGACCGTTATTTACAACAGCATTATAACGGCCCTGCATCACTCTGTACCTTATTGTATGCAATTCATTCTTTGCTATGCCCGCCATAATGTTAAGTATAAGTGCTGCGTTCTGGTTTTCACTACCGTCATCATTGAGGGTGTTAAGATTCTCTTTCTGCAAGCAGATACAAACACCCATTGCAGTAAGTTGGTCGGCAATATGCAGAACTTCGTTTGTGCGGCCTAATCTCGTTAACTCAGATGCTACAAGGTATTTTATGTCGTTATCTTGGATGTATTGCAAGCATCGGCTTAATTCAGGCTTGTTTCTTTTAGCACCTGATATTTGTTCCCTGAATGTCTCAACTATTTCAATGCCCTGTGCTTCAAAATGCCGTTTTACTTCAAATTCTTGGCGTTCATCATCTTGTCTGCTTGTGCTGACCCGATAATATGCAACTGCTAATTTCTTCATAATCATTATATTATGTTTATACTTTGCCTGTTACCTCATTATTGGTACAACAAAGATATAATGATTATTTGAAAAGCGCAACATTTAGTCCTGCGGTATGTTTTGTTGGCGGTGGCGGAGCTTGCGGAGCCATGGCGCGGTTTTTGCAAATCGCGGCGCCACTAGCAAGTTTTCTTTTCGGCGTTAATCTATCGCGCCGCTGCCGCAAGTTTTCTGGG